GTGAAGGATCTTAAGGACAAATTGGAGAAAAAATATAGACATTGTTCTCAATTGCGACGGCGCATTGATCAATTGGAAAGTATGCTATTGGTGTCTCAATCCGGAGTAGTCAGTGATTCTGATCCTGCTCCTGGTACCACTGAATCGGAGACAAAAGGAATGATAAATGAGCAAATTACGTCTTTTGCCGATCAGGATGCCGGTTGGAAGACAGAAAAAGTAGGTATGTATGAACCGACTATGGATTTGGGTTCTAACACTGATAGTGATCTGGGAAATTTTCTTCAGCGACCTGTCAGGGAATCCGCACAATCTTGGCTGGTTGGTCAACCTTTCTTTTACAAATTTAATCCGTGGCAGAAATTTTGCGAAAATCCATTTGTACGTGAGAAGATCAAAAATTTTGAACTTCTGCGGATGAAATTACACGTGAAGATTGTTATTTCAGGAACAAAGTTTCATTATGGACGAGCTTTGGTTTCTTATAATCCTTACATAGCGGGTGATCAAGTTACTGTACAACGCAATTTCATTCCTCAGGATTTAATAGGAGCGTCCCAAAAACCACATTTTTTCCTTAATCCGACTAAGAATACAGGAGGTGAACTGTGCCTACCTTTTTTCTATCCAAAGAACTTTTTGGAAATTCCCGAAGCGGATTGGGACGACATGGGTGAAATCACAATTTCATCATTTGGCAATTTATTTCATTCCAATTTTGGTCAGGATGATCCAGTCACGATCACGACTTATATTTGGGCTGAAGATGTTGTTCTCACAATGCCAACATCATCAGATCCTCCAACAGGATTTCGAACCAGATCATCAGCAGTAGATTTTTCTTCGGTTGGTGATGTGAGACTCTTGTCTCAAGCTGGACGCAGAGGAAGTAGGATGAATGCAGCTGATAAGAAAAATGATATTTCAGCTAATGATGAGTATGGACAAGGCATCATTTCCAAACCAGCAGCCGCAATTGCTAAGGCTGCTGGGGCATTGTCCAATGTACCTGTAATTGGTCCTTACATGACTGCCACACAGATTGGTGCTAATGCTACGAGCAAAGTTGCCAGTTTGTTTGGTTATAGTCGACCAAATGTAGTGACTGATATCCAACAATTTAAACCTCTTCCCACTGGATTGTTGGCTAACACTGATGCGGCTGATGCAGCCATTAAGTTGACTTTGGATAGCAAAGCTGAATTAACTGTTGATTCACGCACTGTAGGATTGGATGGAACTGATGAAATGGGAATTCTGGATTATGTCAAGAGAGAATCATATTTGACATCTTTTACGTGGACGACAGGAAATTCGCCAGATGAATTGTTGTGGAACACTCGCGTTTTGCCAATGCAATTGGATAACGTGAATGGTGAGATCCACATGACTCCGTTAGCCCATATGGCTGCAGTCTTTGAACAATGGCAAGGATCACTCAAGTTTAGATTTCAGATCGTTAAGAGTGATTTTCACAAAGGTCGTATTCTTGTTCGTTGGGACCCTAATGCGCTTACATCTGATGTCAATTACAACACAAACTATTCGCGAGTTGTGGACATTGCCGAAACAGATGATTTTGAAGTCGTTGTTGGATGGGGCCAAGCGGAACCGTGGAAATTATGTGGGAACCCTTATAGTACAGGTTCCAATTTTTCTGATTCTCAACGTTTGGCAACCTTCGATGGTCAAGGCAATGGCATATTGGAATTAGCCGTGATTAATGATCTTGTATCACCGACCGTCAATTCCCCTATTTCAGTTAATGTTTTTGTGTCTGCGTGCGATGATTTTAAATTCGCGGGTCCCAGAAATAAAACTCTTGAAGGGTACCATTTGTTTCCACCGCCGGATGTTGAGCGGATGGTTGATGAATTGGAAGATGAGCCATCACATTTGATTTCTCAGTCGGGAAAACCACGTTGAGACTGGTGATCTCACTATGTCCGACAAACCGACTGCATCTGGGGAGGTTTTGGAGATTGCGAGCAAGAGTGACCCAGAGGATGCCACATATTTGGTGTATTATGGTGATCCACCTAGTTCCATTCGTGAATTGTGCAAACGATACACTTTCACACGTTTTTGGTATCCACCTCCAGCAATACAAAATACGTTGAAGGTCAATCAGTTGAGGAACAAAAACATGCCTTATTATACTGGTTATGATCCTCAGGGTATTGACACCACAGATGATGGTGATAACGCGACTTATGGCCCTACAGCTTATAGTTCATGGTTTACACCATCCTTTGCTGGAATGAGAGGAGCGTATAGGAAAAAATATTTCTTTACTCCGCCCGTTCATGGCAAACCAAATTTTGGAACTCCATTGGTCATACGTGACAGTCAATATTCGGTCAAGAATGGTGCGTTTCTCAATACTGCGGGAACTATACCATTATCCTCAGGGCGTGTTCCAATTCAAAAATATTTGACATCGCACTGGGGATCTTCCACAGGTAATGGAACCGTTGCCACCAATATTGGTATCAACAACACCATTGAAGTGGAGTTGCCTTATTATAGGCCTCTTCGTTTTTCTGCTGCGAGAACTGTTCAATCGCAAGCATTGGAGGTCAATAGTCATAACGTGGAGACTACGGACATTTATGAGCCTGTGGATTATGAGAACACAATTGTTCATTCAACACTCTATCAGCAGCATGACGCTGTTGGAGAGGATTTTGCATTGTTTTTCTTCACAGGTGTACCCATTTATTATCAGTATACTTTGAAATGGGAAGGATGAGGCATTTTTGAAGTCTTATTTTTTATTTTGTACATATTACAATTGCATATATTGCATAGGTATTTTTATTTGTTATTAGTATACCTTGGGCGCATTTTAGACTTCTTTTTTGTACATATTGTAGTCGCCCATATTTTATTTTAAATTACCACTCTAGTATCGTAAGATTCTCGGGAGTGGTTCTGAATTTTGTTTACGAGAATCGTTCGTCAGGATGTATAAACCCTGATAAATCTACCGGTTGACCCGGTAGTACCCTTTTAGCGAAGGGTGAGATGAATCTAACTTTTTAGTTTTAATCCTGGTATTTTACCTCGAGATTCGTCTCGAGCATTTTAGCTAGGTCAAAAATTTAAGAGTCAGACATCTCGCCTGCACTTTACAGCATTTGCTGCAGAGTATTAGTTCACATCCAGTCAAAGGATGTGGGCGAGGTCATT